TACTTTATCTGAGTACCCAGTTGCTCTACCTGTCCTGTAAGTAGAATTAAACACATCTTCACTAACGCCTAACTGTGCAGCTCTTAATCTATTTCTCCGAGCACCGCTACCCCCCAAGGATATGTCGTCTTTAAATATAGGATTACCACTCTTATCGAAAGTTGTATCCGGACCAACATCTATCCCAGTTTCGCGATATATAGCATCTTTTTTTCTTGTATTAGGATCTGCCCCGCCTCCGCCAATCCACTGGCCGACTAGATTAACAACAGCCCCGGCTACTATTCCTGCGCCCGGTAATATAGAATTTAATACCCCGCCAACAACATTATTAACGATACCGCCAACAATAGCACTGCCGACATCGCCACCACTAGACAGTGCTGCAGCTATGTCGAGTCCAGGCACTACCTTAGAAACCTCAGCTATACCTTTCCGCTCGATGAATTTCTGAGGATTAGTCACTAACCCAAGTAAGTCGTCAGCCGATGTCCCAGCTAGGGCGGTGCCAGATACAGCGTCTTTATATATTTTGTTAGCCTCACCAGTTAAATCAACCTTAAAGCCGTCACCTACAGCAAACTCGCCAAATTTCTCAGGTTCACCTTGTCTCAGAGCCCCATTAGTTAATGAGTCCATATTGATGCCGCTATTTTTAGAAAAGTCGTTTATGATCCCAGTTATAGGGTTATCAATAGAAATGTCTGGCGTAGTAATATTAGGGACATCTATTTTAGGCGCTGACCCTAGTAAATTATGCATCTCCGTAGCTACGCCAGATAAATCAGGTAGCGGCAAGTCATTCATGATAGGTATATCAGGTAACTTAGGTGACGAGAAGTCTATACTGGGAGTCATGTAAGGGTTCTGCCCGTTATCTTGCACTGGAGCTGGAGCTGGCTGCTGTTGTGTATTATTATCCTCTGGCCGCTGATTACCTTGCGAAGGTAAGCTGGGTAACTGTATAGAGGGCGCTTTAATAGAATTAGCTACTGTGGCCTGCGAGCTAGTGGGGTCGCCTGTGTTTAACTCAACTAACTTAGAGCCCAAGCCGAACTTCGCAGAGTTAACGCCGAAGCTCTTCTCAGTATTAAAGCTATCTCCTAAATCAAATATCCCCTGACCTAGCATCTAGGCTCCAGTAGGCAAGTTAAGGCCGCCAGTAGTTTCTCGTAAACCAGGCACTAGATTAGCGATTGTATTGTACATAAATTGTATCTGTAGATTATCAAATGCAGTCTGTCTTTGAACCCGGATCTGGTCCTGAAGAATCTGCTTTTGTGCCTCAACTTTTAGACGTAACTCTTCGGGTAGATTCTCCATCTGTAGCTGGGTCTGCTTTTCTAGTGCAGCAATCTGATTGTCAAAGTTCTGCTGGATCTCCTGGCGCTTAAGCCCGAATTGCTCCTGCAAGCTAGCGCTAGCTAACTGGGCATTCTGCTGATTAATGTCCTTGGTAGCCTGAGTAGTCTGTTGAATCTGAGACGTTGTATTTTGTTGCTGCAACTGTGAAGCCTGCTGATTAATATCTTTAGTTGCCTGAGTAGTCTGCTGGATCTGTGCGGCTGTATTTTGTTGCTGCAATTGTGCGCTCTGCTGGTTAATAGCCTGAGTGGCCGCTGTTTGCTTCCCTATCTGGAAGCCAGTTGTTTCCTGGGTAAGCGCTGCGTTTTGAGCGGCTTGTTGTGAATATATGTCAGCAGCTATACCCTGAGATATAACGCTGCGCCCGAAGTTAGCCTGATTAATATCCTCGGCTTGTCTCGCTTGCGCGAATTGAGTAAATACTGGGGCTAATACATCTTTTTCTTGCTGTGCCTGAATAGCATCTGAGAAAGTAGAACGTCCCATACCCTTAGCTGCGTTAAGCTCATTGTTCTGGCTTCTCATCTCAGCTAATGTCTTGTCGACCTGCGCTAATGTAGCGGCTTCAGTATTCGCGAAGATATCCTTATTCGCGTTCTGACTTATCCCGTAATCCCCTGCAATTTGTGTTATTGTTCTTACCATTTTACCTCGCCCATACCCTATAAGCTGAATCTGTCCCGGAGTGGGTGATTCTTACCTTACACACCTTTAAGCCAAACAGAGGGAACGTCTCGTACTTATCGACAACGAACTGGCTGCCATAATTAGTTCCATCTGTACTTATCTCGACTAGTATTTTAGCATTTTTTGACGGACATTTAATATAGCCAAATTTAGCGGGGGTATTAAGTGAGCCTTTGATATCTAAGGTGATGGGACTATTCGCAGCGGAGAAACTCTCGTCGTATGCCGAGAAGTATCTTTCCATGGGCTGGAATAGGTCCATAAAGAAATTCACCAGTAGTTCTTTCCGTTTAACCCAGCGTCATATGCTCGGTCGCAGATATCGCCAAATTCATCAAATCGTTTACGCTGCTCATTTCTTTCTTTGTAATTAAGCTTTAATACCTGCTTCCTAATCTTTAAGCCACAGGCATTACAGATAGGAGCTGCTACGTGGTTGACGAACCACTCGATAGGTAAGTACTTGATACTAAAATAAATAGATAGACTACCTACGCAAAATGACAATAAGAGATTTAATATTGTTACCTGTATTTCCATTAGAATACCACCTTGTTAAAGTCCCAGCGGATACCTACTCGCTGGTAATTAAAATTCTGTAGATATGGTATATCATTTACTGCGCCAGGGACAGTTGATCCGATATTCACTTCGAAGAATGCATCTACGTTATTCGCTATCCGATAACTAAACTGGCTCGCTATTCTGAATCCGTGGTGATTAGTGGAACTCAGAGGTTTCTTATCTCTAGGTACCTCAAAGCTATAAGAAATGCCGATATTCATCCTTGACATGTCAGATAGTGTTAATTGAGCCCTGGCGGGAATTATCTCTATCCAGGCGTCTGAGTTATCCATTACACCGTAAGACAGCTCTGGAGAGAGTGAAATTACGCCGGTTGGCTGGAATGCCATGATTGGAAGGCAAAATACAAGAAGCCAGAAAAATATTTTCATACTATATGCAGTTCCACACTCTTGCGAATTTCAAACAATCCCTTCATGGTGTAATAAAACTCAATGTCATTTGACTGGATACCAATGCACCCTAGTGTACCCTTAATATTCCCATCAGGGTGAATGGCGAGATCTGTACGATCTGTTTTAAATTGAGGCTCAAGACTGAGTACCCAAGCAAAGCCCTCTTTTTTAAAAGCCTTATCTGCATCAGATAGCTTTATTAGCCCACTTGCCTTATAAATGCCCTTAGGCGCCTCGCCCTTCCCCCACATGCCGCTAATGCAGTCCCATGATGCTAGCTTGATATCTAGGCAGTACAATAAAAGTCTCCCCTGTACTCCGTTAACTAAATCTTTATCCTTAATGAACTTTAGCGAAATTTCTGGTAACATTTTTCACAACCTTTAATATATCGAATGCGTAATTAAGCCCGAACGTAATCATAAAAGCTATACTAGTAGCCCATACTCTATACAATATCAGGGTTCTCTCAACCTTATCCAGCCGTTTACTTAGTGAATCTATATGGGCGCCAAGCTTTTCTATCTTAGATCCCATATCATGGAACCCTGCTGTTAATAATACCTGTACCTCTAAGTACTGAGCTTTAGTGAGTTCATCTTTACTCATTTAAATTAATTTCTTACTGATCTGAAATATCAATCTCAACTACTGGCAAAGTTACTCCATTCATCATTTCACTATATGTAACCCCTCCCCACCCACTATCATATGGTGCGATTATATAGAAAAACCCGTCTGTATGTTGCTGCACATCTGCCCAGCGCTCGGTACCTAATCCATTCGGGATTCCTGAATTTTGACAAACAATAGATTCTGCTGCGATAACTTCTGATTGTACTTCTGATTTTAAAACTTTGATCTTCATTATTATGATCCTTATATTCCATATTTGTTTTTAAAATAATTTATCAAATCAGAAATTTCGGACGCACTTAATATTTTTTTGAAACCCATAAATTCAGCAATAGCACCGTTAAAACACCTAGCTGTATCAAGCCGATTCCCTATTACTAAAGAAGTTGAAGCATCTGAAATTCTAACGCCAGAGGGAGTGCCAGATTTTGTTAGAGTTACGGGAGAAGTTGAATTAAGATAAATATTAGGATTATTTGCGATTGACGAATTGTTATAGGTGATGATAAAAAAATAATTAGTTCCGTTAATTACAGAATCGCTTGGCGTATCCCACAATCCTGATGATACTGTAAAGTTAGCTAAAAATCTTAAAATTCTTTGCCCGTGTGAACAGAAATAACCTCCATTAGTGAGTGTTTTATCAAAAAATCTACCCGCAAAACTAGACGAATCCCCGATAGGTTTAAAAACTCCCGCAATAGTTCCACCATTTGCAAATATATCAGTATTTGCATTAGTTGAACTTGTCACAATCCCATCATTTACACCATCAAAAACTAGCGCAGGTTTATCATTAATTGTTGCCGCAGTATTGTTTGGTTGGTTAGTGGCAGTGCCTTGAATGGCTGGAGTAGGTAAGATTTGATTGCTCCATGAAGAAACTAAACCTTGTGCTTGTTTAAAAGCATCATACCAAAAAACTGCGCCTGATATAGTTTCTGGAATTTGAGTTATAGGGAATATAGCCATTAGTAATTCCTTATGTAGTTAATTGTTATAAACGCATCTATAACGCTAGTAATACCTGTTGGAGTATAGCTAATAACTTGACCCGAAGTGAAAGTATTTGCTGCGGTTGCTGAGGTTAAAGTTCTAGTTGTTGAATTGGCGATTGCTGCTAAACCAGTAATGTTTGTGCCATCAATTTTAGCAGTGTAAGTTCCTGCGGTAACTGCCGAAGTGTTTCTTAGAGAAAGACCAGTGATAGTGCCGCTGAAATTTGGAACAGCAATATCGTAAACTTGGTTGGTTACTAAAGTGCCGCTAAAAGCAATGTTAAAACATTCAGTTACAGTCGCTGTGCCGCCAAATACCTGCCATTTAGAAGTGGTAATTTTCTCAATAAAAGCCGTAGCATATTGAGCAAGAAGTGTATTTCCATCTAAGGTTTCGGCCCCTTCTTTGACAAGAGTAACTGCCCCAGCCCCAAGATTAACTAGCTTAATTCGAGTGCCGATTGGAAATGCGATATTGGATGTCTGCGGCAGGGTGTATGTAGATGCCGACGCATTATTGGCCGTAACTGTCGCCCCAGAATCGGTTAAAGCGAAGGTGTAAGTCGTTCCAGTTTGGACGTTCGTGTAAAGTGCTCCGCCAGATGACGCCGAATGATTAATACTCCAGGATGCGACTCCGGTCCCAGACGTTAGAATACAGGTGACAACCACAGAGCTTCCTGGCTCAAGCACCCTTATGGTATTAGCTCCAGACGACTGAACTGTAACTAGACCTGTTGAGTTATTATAAATCTCATACTTCCACCCAAGGACTAGCGTGCTAGTTACTGGCAATACTACAGTCTGAGTTGTTGTTCCAGTAAAGTACTGCTGCATAGTACTTGATGACGTAAGTGTTGTAGTTCCGGCAGCGGTTGCGACTGTTGTGTATCCCGATTTAAATGTGTTTGCCGTTGCAGTAGTTGTGCATGTCATAGCTCCAACAACATCTAAAGCTACTTCTGGAGATGTTTTTCCGATACCTACTAGACCGGTGTCTAATATTGTAAGTTTAGGGTATGAGTTTCCTACTCCAAATGATAATGATCCCGATCCAGTAGTCCAATTAGTGTAAATTGTAGCCCCATTAGAAGCACTATATGGATTAAAACCTAACCAGCTCCCACTTGATCCCGTTTGAGTTAATGTTAATAGATCCGCCCCTGTATTTGAAGAGATAAGAGCCGTTCCTGAAACATCTAAAGCTTTTGTCGGCGAGCTAGTGCCAATTCCTAACCGGTTGTTCGTATCATCCCAGAAAAATTTGGAGTTATCTTGCGAGTAAACCCCTGATCCAGCAGCGAACACAACTGATCCGGTAGTGAATGCAGTGTTTGTTCCGGTCCCACCATTAGCCACCCCAAGAGTTCCCGTGATCCCAGTTGTTAGTGGTAACCCTGTACAGTTTGTCAAAACGCCAGATGTCGGGGTCCCAAGAAGTGGGGTTACTAGAGTAGGCGATGTAGCGAATACATTAGCTCCAGTACCAGTCTCGTCAGTCATAGCTGCTATAAGATTAGCGCTTGTAGGTGTAGCTAGGAATGTGGCGATTCCAGTGGCCAATCCAGAGATACCGGTACTAACAGGTAAATCAGTACAATTAGTTAATGTCCCAGAGGTAGGCGTTCCTAAAATAGGCGTAACAAATGTAGGTGATGTGGCACGAGCTAGACCACCGGTTCCAGTTGACGTGGCCCCACCAAGTGTATTCACCATATCCGAAACCGTGGCGTCATCAAGCACAGTCCGGGCCGCAGAAGTGAGCGATGCCTCCGCCCATGTATCAATGCCGGTTGTATAAAGCATTTTGTCAGCAGCTGTGCCCAGAAGAGCGATTGATGTGAGTGTAGAATCTAGTGGCTGTTTATTATCTAACTGAGTCTGTATTGCGCTAGTTACTCCATTAACATACCCAATTTCAGTGGCTGTAGTAGAGCTACTTGTTAGCACCTTTGAGCCATCTGTTACGAGAGCCCGGCTGGCTGTTAATCCTGAAATTGTAATCGATGCTGTTGCAATTGCATTCGCAGTTAAAGTGCCAGTGATAGTGATATCTGCACTAGCTGTAACTCCATTAAGATAATTTTCAATTTCAGCAAATATATTATTTACCGAAGCTGATTCAATATTTGAGTTAAAGACGATGTTTGTTAGTGATAGCGTTGCCACATTAGGCCTCTTTTCTTACCTGGTCGAATAAAACGTCAATTGTCGATAAGGAAAACCTGTTTGTGCCAGATGCCTTAACTCCAAACGCAACTGTTACACATGACCCGATTTGCCTCTTTTTATCCCGAAAGAAATTAACTCCGATTGAATCCCATTTTATACCAGAGTCCCAAGCATATCCAGCATCCCAAACAACACTTGACCCCTGCACCGTAACGTCTAAATATCCAGTCGGAGATTGAGCTCCATCTAGGTACCACTCAAATCGCACATCGCTTTCAGATGCGTAGCGCTTTAACGTAAACTGTGCTCTCTCAATACATTTAAAAAATAAATCAGTTCCAAGATTAAAGTCTTTTGTTTTTATCCTTGATGAAACACTTACTGAGGTTCCTGCATTATATTGATAAAATCCATCTGCTCTAAATATGAATAGAGAGCCGTTATCCTCTAAAAAGAAATCGGCAGCAGATTGCGTGAATTTACTCCATCCGCCAGTTAATTCATTGAATATAAGTATCTTTGTATCTTTATCGGATAAAAAATATCTATCTCCGAAGGAATGTCCAATGCAATTTGACTGTGATGCCACACTTGTAACTTCAGCTCGTATTTTCCTATCCATTCCAATTGATGTGATATTATCATATTGAGTTGCCTGATCCTTTGTACTTATTCCTGAGAATTGCTTTACGGCGTCAGAGCCTAGAAAGTATAAAGCAGCATCTGCCTTAGCGACAGAGAACGCAGCTATAGTACCTGTTGAATTAAACGACTTCTGTATAGTAGAAGATAAAATAGTCTGCCCATTAACTACGTGTATAGTATGTTTTCTAAAAACAACTAAGTCTCCAAAGTAAGAGATTAAACGCATAATCTCGTCATTAGGATTATCGTCGATTTGTATAAGTCCAGGGGCCTCAGATCCAGCATAAACGCGACTTGCGTCCCAGTCGTCGATTGTTCCTGTAGGGTACTGAATACTGACGTATATTCTATTGGCGTAAGATATCCAGGCTCTCTCTAAATGTATAGATATCCTATTAATCCCAGACTCAAGCCCAGACGACGTAGTTAGGCCAGTAAGGTTATCAGACGTGTCTACGAAGTGTAGTACGTTTGAGTTTGTAGTTAACCCGTTCACTATCCATAACTTATTGTTATAAGCCTGCATGTCACACATAGCTGTAGCGCTAAAATCCTGAGAGCTAACTTGCTTCCACCCAAGTGAAGACCAGCTACCAGTAGCGTCATTCGATACCCATATGTCTGTGATTTTAAATGTATTAGTGGCGACGGATGAAATCGTGAAGGTGCCGTTATAGTTAGTCGTTCCTGTAATAGTAACAGAATCTCCATTAAATAGTCCGTGTGAAGCAGACGTTACCGTTACTGTACCAGATCCACCGTCAGCAAATGCTGTGATTGACCCCGTAAATGTGAACTTCTTAACTATACGAGATACCGTACCGTTAGACACCATTGCATAAATAGAAGAATTAAATTTACAGGCCCCTAAACATAATGTAGCTGTAACGCTATTTACCTTTATCTTGTTGCCGGTTTGCAGTAATCCATCTAATGAATAAACCTCACCAGTCTCGCTGAAGTCGACGTTGTCCGCAATCTGAAGGTCTGAATCGAGTATCTTGTTGCTAGAGTCAGAAGTATTTAACCCAGTTGAGAAATTAGGGAATACTAATTCCTTAATGTTCTGGGACACTAACCAACTCCATACAGAGAGGCGCTATCCGTATACCTCTTAATGACATCGTTTTTTAATAAGTCGATATAGTTATTATACTCAACTTGATGGAACTGAGACTCGTCCGGGACTCTGCGGCGAGTGTAATACCAGCGAAGACCGTAAAGATATAAAGCCTCAAGGCACGATTCTGGTAAGTCTATATATTCAGATGTAGCTGATGCATTAGTCGGCCTACGTGTGCCGTATAGGCGCAATGAGCCATTAGATGTGGATGACCCGAATATTGATATCGATTCATCTCCATTTACCTGGTAGAACTCTGGTCTGGCCGTTGAATACCAGCTCCCATCTATCATATCTGCCGGTACTGACCTTTTTAAGAATGTAGGAATCCCACTAGAATCATACCAGTACAAGGCGTTTCTCTCGTATATGTCAGATGGCAATAAGTACTCAGATGATCCGTCCAGTGTAACTTCTGCATATTGAGGAAGTAGTCCGCACTTAAACGAGATGTCACGGACGCCTGACTTTACGATCTCAAATAACTGGACATCATTTAGGAAGTCGGGAGCGTCTTCATTACACCTGGTTCTCAGGTTTGTCATGAAGCTGGAATAAGTGATCGAATTGTTGGTGAATACCGTGTTCCAGGTGAATGTCGCCATTTTGTTCCTTACCCTTAAGTAGTCTTATGTAGCAATCATACCACTTAATACACTTGTTGCGTATATCGTAATTTTTAAGAACGTACTGGCGAGCTTTCTCACCAATAGATTTACGCATCATCTCATCCTCTATTAATAAACAAAGGTTTTTGTACATCTGGCCTGGAGATTGATAATAAAGAAGGGTTTCGCCATGTATCCCGTCGGTCGAGTAAGGTATCTCACGAGCCACAACAGACGGTATCGCATAGTAAGAATACTCAAGCCACTTAATGTTTGACTTAGCGCGATTAAACTTATTATCGACAAGTGGCACTATGCCAATATCAGGTAGATTTTTAGAGAACTCAGATAAAAAGTCTATAGGTCTACACCACTTAACGTGCTCGCCATCAACGCGAGAGAATAGCTTTACAAACTCAGCGCCCCAGAATTTAAACTTAACCTTATCTCCATACCTATCCTTAATACGCTCAAGTACATGTATAATAGAGTGAAGGTCTTCGTAGTGACTGTCTCCACCCTGCCACCCAATAGTAAGAATGTCGTTATTCTTTTCGCCCATAGGCATTATTTCTTCATCTGGGTATATGTAGTTCCCGAGAATTAACTTAGGCGTCTCTGTGAATTTAAAAGCATCTGCAAGGTGTCCAGTGGTTACAGAAATAGCATCCGACTGATCGCAAGCGTGTTTCATCTGCTCAATACGCTCTTTATTCTTCTCAATTGAAAACGGTGAGTCATCCCCGTTGTTATTGCACTTCATGCCGTCTTTCCACAGAGGAGTTCCATTAGCTATATAAACATCCTCAGTACCATAATATCTATAAGACTGATTAACTGGGTTTATAGACATGTAATCATCGTCAAACTCAGATACTATGATCTTTTTGTGCCCAAACTTTTTTATTAAATCAGCATAAGCGCATAATAGAGGCGCTGGAGCTGCATAATGAAATATAATTACGTCCGCCTCAAGGATAGCTTGCCCTACCATATCTAACGCCATAGCAGGATTAATAGCTATAAAATCAACTAATCCAAGGTCAAACAGCGCCATCATGGGCCACTTTATTCGATAAAAAAAACAGAACCCGTAGTTCTGTGTTAACGCTACAACCCGTAATTTTCTTCCTAGACCGCGTTCAAGTATAGATATGGGTGATTCTCTCGTAGCCACTTCTTTAGCGCCTTTCTATCCTTACGCATTTCTACTGGGAGCATTAATAGTGCGGCTTGTGGGATTATATATTCAGATTTAAGCGTCTTGTTTTGTGACCATCCCTTATTATGTAGGTACTCAGAGCGTAACGCCATAATGTGGTCGCAAAATTCTTTGTTTCGCATCGCTTTTTTAATGATAAATGATGATAGAAGTAATCTGATCTCGGTAGGACTTAGTCCCGGTTGAATCCTTAAGGGGTTCATCCCTATTTGATTGCAAGCAAGAATAACTTCTGGAGGTAATATAGCGGGTTTAGGTGTTAAATCTATCATCGATTGTATTATAGGGAAGACTTTAATTGTGGTCAACGGAAGGTGTGGCCCGGAGTGGCCCGGAGTAACCCGGGCCAATAAAGACTAGGAAGCTGTAATTTTACCAGCACCCTTTTCAGTTTTACCGTCGAGAGTAAGCTCTCCAACGATAGAGATCTGAGTGGAGTCCCCAGTTTTACCAAGTGGGAACTGCTTGAATGACCGAAGGTATGCAACCTCCCACATATCAAGTTTTACCGCCAAGATATTAGCATCAGGAACATATCGATCTAGATAAATATCAACAACCCCGAAGTCAGAGTCGTAGCTATTCACTGAAAGGATCTGCGTTTTCTCAGAAGCCGCAACGTTACGGGTTACCCGGGTTGTAAGTTTAGAGATCCGACGTTTCTGAGCTCCTCCGACAAACACCGTGTCGAATGTCTGGCCAGTGGTGAATCCTAACTGCAATAGATCGTTAAATAGATCCTCGTAAGCAGTGTAGTTAGCATCAGCTGTACCAGTCCATGTCGCACCGGTTAATGCAGCAGTCGCAGTGTTAGTGGTTGTTTTCTCAATCAACCCTGACATTTTACGAGCAACAGCAGTTGTACCAGTAGCAGATGTCCCCTGGATTAGAGCGTACTCAACGTCTGTAGCTAGCTTCGTGTACTGTTTAATAATCTGATATTCAATCTCGCTATTAACACCACCGAACTTAATTACAGCCTCCTGAGTACCAGAAATGTTGATCGTCTGTCCAAAGATCTGTAGGACGTTAGACTCAACAAGCCGAGTGCTCAACGTGGTATCAGTGAACGCCGCGCCTTCAACAAGGGCGTTAGCACCTGCTGCGGTAAGGGTGTCCGTTACATTTTCCTTAGTACGAGCTACCGCAGTCCCAGACCCAATAAGGCTGAAGAACGGAGCTTCCTGAGGGGATACGTTAACAACAAAATCTGATACGTCACGAGCTAGGTGGCCAGCGCCACTAGCGTTATATGTAGTAAATGCAGCCATTTCTTACATCTCACTTTCATTTTTATAATAATTGTTTGATATCAGAAAAAATAGTGCTCTTCATTGACCGTATAGCCGCTTTCTTATCCCGAGAGTCAGGGTTTCTTAAGATACTCCGGGCTGTATCCCAATCCGAATCTCCCTGGTCAGAAACCGACCCACCGCCAACTGATTGCCTACCTGATCCGAATACCCTGTCACTGTTATGTGACTTTTTAGAACTTACATCACCTGTGGTCATTTTACGCTTAGCGGATACAGCCCCCCAGATCTCAGATAGATCAGCCTGTCCCTCGATCAAAAGCCGTCGCATCTCTGGACGTGACTGTAAGTAGTCTAGGATCTCCCCAGATACCTCATCACGATTATCAATAAGATGTGGATGATCAGCAAAGAACCGCTCCTCCTTAAGGGAAAGGCTGGAAACGATCTTCTCTTTAGTAATCTCGCTGACAACTGTGTCAATCTTATTGAGTTTCTCCTGCAACTCCTGCTTTTCTGTCTGGGCTCGCTCAAACAGGTATTTCTCGTTTTCGGTCATGTGCGCAGTCACCGACTCGATCTCCTCCTGAGCTTCCTTAGCTTTACTCTCCTTGAGTCTCTCCTGCTCTAACTCCGATAGACGCTTTTCTAAAGCAGCTGCCCGCTCCCTTGCCTCATCACGTTCTTTTAAATGTTTTTTTAGCCGAACGTCATAGTTAGGAGGTAACTTCTCATTATCTCCGTGGGCCTGGTCAGACTCGTTGTCTACCTCTGGGTTTACGCTCTCCTTGCGGTCGCTGGCGATACCGAGCTGGTGCTCCATAATCCCTCCAACAATAGAGGTTTTCATCTCGTCCATGCTTACTTTAGTCATAAAAAATTACTCCTTTTTAACGACGATGTGAGACGTCGATTGTTCTGATTATTAACTATATAACGTAATTAGTCAAAAATAGTATATTTATGAGGCCATATAAGACTCGTGTAGTGCACATATAGAGTCTATCTCATCTAATAACTCTCTCACCCCAGCTATCCTGTTAGCCATAGCCACAGATAGCGCTGAATCTTTATGTGACGCCATTACCGCCCTGTCTATACAGGTGGCGGTATTACTCTCAATCAATTTTAATAGTGCACTGTAATACTCACTCCCTCTAAACTCGTGGACTAGCGCCACATCTTCTTTAGTTAACATTATCTACCTCCCTGATTCTGTTGTGCCTGTACCTTCTGCTGGTTCTTCTGCTGGTCATACATACTAGGTGAGGCCTGCGCCGCCTTGTTAGTCTGTTTTACAACACCCACAAGTCTCTCGACCTCAGCCATAGCACTCTCGTTTATATCCTGCTGCTGCTTAATAACCTGAGTAAGCTGCTGGATCTGCTGCTGCATCTGATTAATAGCGTTGTCAGCGTCGATATACTTCTCGTAATTACCAGGCATAGACCTGGCGATGTCCATAAGTACCTTCTCCTTGTCCAGCATCGCCATAAACGTGTCATTCATGCTCGCTATACTCATAAACTCTAGCAAGCTGTCACGGTTCTCACGCTCTTTTAAATACTCAGAGCCAGACGATACCATCACGTTAAACCGACCACAGATCTCAGCCGGCGACTGCGACATCAATACAGCCCCCTTCTCACCCATTACCTGAATATCAATAGGCGCGTCAAAAAACTGCACAATTAAGTCTAGCGTTTTCTGTAACGTGGGTTTAATCAAGTTATTCTCAAATTTACGCACAAACTTAGAGAACTGGCTGCGACTCTGTGCAAGTAAGGTACCTATAGCCTTACCTGATCTATCAGCCTGCGTCCCAGTAGGTGCCCCGGATGCAATAGTAGTTGCCCCAGTCCCTGACGAGATCTGACTCTCCATACGACTAATCTCAAGGTTTAAGTGCTCTAGTGGAGTACTTACCTGCATCTTCTGAACACTGTTTAACTCCCTAACCTTTAACATCATGTTAGGCTTATGCCTGGCCGCTGTCAGGTCACTCTGTTTTATATCTGAGCTAGTGAGTACCTCAATAGGTGCGTTTAAGTTAAACGTCAGAGCGTCAACTGACTGATTCTCCTTATCATTAAGCCCGTGCAACAAGCTTAAGAAGGGAGACAGCACAGAGTCAGAATAGTGCTCGAACGGCATGTTGTCGTAATTACACAGGGTAAATGTCTTGTACTCACCAACTAGCGGGTTCTCAATAACTCTTAATACGTGTTTACGCTCAGCTACGTCGATCCAAAACTGCTTACGAATCTTCTGCCCACTCTTCTCGTCAGTGACCGTAAATAGCCCCTGATATCTCAATACCTCGTATGCCGGCCCCTCTCCAGAGTCCTCGCGCTTATCAAAAATATCTCCAATAAACGACTTACCCCCAGCAGAGTCAGCCCCATCTAGGTCAGTCGTCGACTTATTACCAAACTGACTAGGACCTTTAAGTGTATTCTCAACAGCTTTCTGTGAATATACCCCGTGCTTAGCCATCATCAATAAGTCCTGCGCACTAATAGAGTCACGATATACCAGGTCACCATCCTCAGGTTTATTCAACCTGTGGTCGATATATAGCCGGTATATGTCACGAACCTCAAGCTTAGCGCTGTGCAACTGCTCAGAGTACTTGTAAATATTATACTTCTTAGTCGTCACCACCCGGCCATCCTCACCGATTAGCGGCTCACCAGACTCAGGGTCACGAACAGCCTCAGTGTCTATCTTACGAAAAATACCCTCGTAATAGTTACGTGATATCTCGTTCTCCATAACAGTAGAGCCGTAGATTAAACACTGTTTTACAGCCAGGTCGTACTGATTAGTGTACTTCTCAAGGTCTGAGTAATACTTTATCGTCCCGAACGCAATACGGGCCATCTCGTCATTCTTACCGTCATTACCCTGCGGATTTACACTAAAATAGTCTTCTCGCGAAAACAGCGCATTACTCATCTCAGACTCTATGATATTAACAGCCTTACGAAGTGCGGGATTAAATACCTTAGACTCGCCCTTATATGAGTGGTCACCCGTATTAAAAATACACCGATACGCCCTGTATCTCTTGTCCCACTCATTTACGATATTCACAGACTGGCCGCCTCTTGAATAATTACGCATACGAACCAGGCGTTTATATGTCTTAATGACGTGGTCAAGCGCCTTAGCTGCAACTACCTGGTTACCTGAATAGTCTTTACCAATTAGCCGCTCATCTACCAACTTCTCAATTTTACCTTCTGGCATTACGTATTCTCTCCTCATCTTCTTCCCAGATACCCTGCTTTATAAACCACGCATAAGTGTTAGCCTCTGGCTCGTCATCTGGCTCTTCTACACGACTCTCCGTCTGTACCTTCCATCCATCTGCTAGGCAGTCGATAATATCATCATGCCTACCAAGAGAACTAGCCGTTACGTCATCTAACTCTTTCTCTAACTCAGTGTGTGACTGCGTCCACAAGATCTGCCCCATAACAACAGGCGCCGCCAGCGACTTAATGCGCAATAACTTAGTAGCATCACTCCTGTTTAACTCGATAATATACAGGACCCTGTCTCGCTCCTTCATCTCGCGATCTAATACGCGCCGCAAGACATACTGATACGCCTGGTCCTCCATAGTTATAGTAGAGCTCCCCCACCTATTACAAAAGTCAAATAGTAAATCTATCTGAACGTAAGGATCCTTCTCCTTAAACCTAAGGTAATCTAAAACATATAAATTACCCATATAGTCCATACCCGTGGCCATATACACTACGTAGTCGCTCGACTTCTTAGCCGCATACGCAAAGTCAGTGTGTACCATTACCGTTAAAATGTTTTTGTAGCGCGGCAGTGTCAATACTGTAACCACGCCCCTGTCAATGTGTAAATCTGCAGGCTCATAATACTTATACGAACTACTCTTAAACACACCAGCAGACCCAGAGCGCGGATTATTCTGATACTCCTTAGAAAAACTTAACTCGTTTTTACCTCTAAGTATCCTCAACTTCTCCAGTGACTGGTGATCCTCCCAAAGAGCTCTTTCATTATCAGGTGTTACAGGTGTCTCAAGTGAATATATAGCCGAGTAAAACAATACGTCCCAGGGTATGTGGTCACCAACCTTATTTAGCGCGATATTTATTAGCAGCGAGTCAGTGTGCAAAATAGTCCCCGTTATAATAAACCGAACCCCCTTACTACCAGAGGGCATCATAGCGTCAACTATCCACTGAGCTAACTTCTCCCGCCGCTCAATACTCTCTACCTGCTCATCATCCTCTAAGTCGTCGATGTAAAACAGCGTGGGTCGCCCTCTCTCGTTAGCCCCCCGAATCTTCTGGCCAGCCCCCTTAGCCACCACCTTGCACGAATACACAACCTTACCGTCATTATCCTTAGCCTGTACCTCAAACTCAGTATCTGCCCACTTGTTACGGTTAGCCATGTTACCGTACACGTCAATTAACCTGTCATTTTCTGTGAACTGGTCACGTATCCACCTTAATGTCTGCGCGGCCATAGCCTCAGTGGCCCCAACAATTACAATATACGTCTCCTTGCGGTTAAGTATCTGGTGTAATAAATACTTACGCGCCGTGGTTGTCTTAGCGTGTCCTCGTGGACAAATAACACACGACCGCTTAGATAACTCATACAACTTAAACATCTCGAAGTGAAACTCAGCCGTGTCTACCCTATCCTGCAAGTCCTGGAATAAATAGTCGTCAAACGCAGGGAAGTCATACTTAAATAAATAGCGGCGCTCTTCTGCTACTAATTTACGCATGAGAATAGCAATATTAGTCAACTCCTCGTGACTCGTGCTCTCGTCTGCCTTTTTCTTTAACTTGTCCTTGTTAGCCCGAATACGATACAGCGCATTTAATACGCCAGCCTCAACCATAATACTCTTGCCCAGCTGGTCGTTGTTGTACACATTCTTAGAGTGGTAATCCATCACTCCAGTGCCACTATCATTTATCCTCAACGTCTTACTATCAACACCTAGCGGCGTATCAATATAACGCTTAGATAACGCCTCTATACCGGCGCAACCCTCGTGATCACCACCCTCTTCAGTTACTGCATTATCAACAGAGTTTTTTTTTAACTCAGACTCACGCCTATACTTAGGGCTTACCGACTTTAAAATAACCTCAATCTCTTCTCTGTACTTGTCGGTCTGGCGTAATATCTCACCGTCAAAATCAGTGATGTTATTCTTTAAAAACGGCGAGGGATTTTTTCGTTCCCAAATAAACATACGGTGCCCAGTGTTTTTAGCGATTTCACGATCTAATATCCACTGAGCCTGAGCATCAAATATATCTGCATGGGGGTCCGGCGGGATTGAATTACGCATCGCTTTCGCAATGTTTTGTAATTGATATATACGATGTTTAGGTCGCCCCGACATTCCAGACCCCTTTCCTAAATAAAATCAACATCTCTACCGCACTTTACACCAAAACATTAAAATTTATGTGCCGGTAAACAAAATACCTACCTCTAAACAAAAATTTACTTTTGCTTAGATCCGCCATATGAGCGGTACGGTCCAACTCCACCTTTACCTAAACCTGATGCCTTTACAGCCGCTCCTGCAGGAGGGGCATTCTTAACACCAAGTCGAGCTGCGGAATTACCAGTGGTTCCCATAGAACCAGCTCCAGATTTACCATTTTCCATTTTCATATCTATCACCTCCTCGTATCCAAATAATACAGCTAGGTTCAAGAATTGTTAATGTAATCGCTAATCTCCTCAACTGTCATTCCCTCAAATGTCGCTACTGCACTAATACTCACCTTAGGGAACTTGGGACTCAACACCATCTCAATTGCCTTCATGTCTGCCTCAATCTTAATATGGCCAATACCCTGGCATGCCTGGCATGAATCCCCATTATCCTTCTCCCCACTACCATAACACTTCCGACACTCCTTGGTTCTTTCGCTTAACTTAGTCTTTAAACCATTCCACGCAAGTCTCTCCATCTCCGACTTTCGCTTACTATCATCGAGTATCAACTCAATGTTTGCCCCACGCTTAACAAGCGATGATTGCGATGTCTCCTCCATCAACGACATTCCATTGTCTGGCATATCTTCTCTTTTCATATGCTAATTGTATCATATTTTTTTATTTTGAAAATTTTTTAAAATTTTATATGCCTATTTTTTAATTTTTCTAAATTTTTTACATACATAATTTCTTAACTGGCGTTCTTGCTATTTTTTCTAAAATATTTTCTTGCGCAATTTCTTAACTGGCGCTCTCGCTACTTTTCTAAAATATACAAATGTTTTAATTAGCGTGATTGGCGTTCTTTCTATTTTTTCTAAAATATTTTCTTGCGCAATTTCTTAACTTGCGTTCTCGCTATTTTTCTAAAATATACAAATGTTTTAATTAGCGTGATTGGCGTTCTTTCTATTTTTTCTAAAATATTTTCTTGCGCGGAGTGGCGTGGGTGGTGAGACATGTTTATTCCGCAAAAGCCCCCGGTGCCCCCGGTCGCCGGCCTTAGCCATGGAGAAGCTTTCGACGATCTCGCCTCCCCGCCTCCTGGCTTACTTAGATGCCGCGATACCCCGCTAATCGTCGATGTGCGTGCCCTCTTGGGATGTCGGGCTATCTTTATATTCCAATCCAATCTTGAGCGTCGTGATCGGCGTAGCATTCAGAGAGTGTCGCCAATCGGAGCAACCCATCGCCATTCAGAGAGTGTCGCCAATCGGAGCAACCCATCGCCAATCGGAGCAACCCATCGCCATTCGGCGCTTATCCGCCCATTAAACCACTCAACAACCCACTCAACCTACACGATCAGACGTTGACGAGCGCCTGAAATTATTACTGTTAAATCAAGAAATTCTACTCAACTTAGAATGGCGTAGAGCGGTGAGGGTGGCGCAATTCCGCCAATCACACGCGCGTTATATGTAATATTATTACAATAAGCCAATTCCGCCACTCAATCTAATTTGCCATCTAAGCCAATTCCGCCACTCAATCTAATTTGCCATCTAAGCCAATTCCGCCACTCAATCTAATTTGCCATCTAAGCCAATTCCGCCACT